TTCCCCGTCATGTAAGTATAAAATTGTTCTTTCTTGTATTTCTCTTTATCTTCCGACGCAAGATAGGCCTTCCTGACCATAACACGATCGGCCAAAATAGCAGATTCGCTTTGTATGTCTACGTCCATGACCTGACTCCACCAAGTCTTGGCTTGGTGACCAACACACTCCATAGAATCTACGGCGATCGTATCTACATTCTTTTTGTTTCCCGGCGTCGCGACATCCAGAATAATGACGCGCTGCTCCATAGAAGAAAGCTCTTGAATCGGAACAACGAAGGCGGGGCCGATCGGGTGTACGCTCTTGGATTTTGCATCAGAGCGAGTGTGGCCGATGCCAGGAATCATAAACTCTCCGGTCCAAAAAAGAATCGGAGGATTCTTGATCTCTTCGCCCTCATCGAAACACTCCCTCATTTCCTTTGCATTTTCGACATTTAGTCCATTGCCCCGGGATTGCGCCTCTTTTAGCAACGAGTCATCGGCAGGGGCCCACGGAGCAACAGAATAATCAAAATCGCTAAGGTAGCAAGTTAATAGACCGTGTGCGCTCAAGGACTTCTGCGCTTGTGTATAGGCTTGTTCCGCTGCAGTGGACTTTGTGATCTTTTCTTTGATAGTGTTCTCTGATACATGAGCAAAGCCCCATGGTGTTTGGATAATCTTAGAGTCCTCCGCATCAGGGGGCGCGCTAAGATTAAGCGGGATTACGTTTTCATTGCTCATTTTTGATTTCCTATCATTAAAATTTCTCTAGCCTTTTTGGCGCTATGTGTTCCATCTGAGTTCTTCTTTCGGCGGCCGGCTGTGTATGTCACCTCGAAATAGGCCAACTCATTTTGGCCTGCTTTACTTTCGAAGAAGTCATCTCCAACATCTCGGTTACTCATCATTGCATGTGCGCCCTTGGCTGCCGAATCATTTAGAAAGCTAATCACACCCTCTTGCATGGTGTCGTCAAAGTTAACGCCATACTGGGTAAATGAACCGCGGTAAGGCGGATCGAGGAATACATATGAGCCGGAACGGACCTCAGGCGAAGTTAGTTCATAACTTCCTGACATTAGTTTACATCTCTGAAGGGCATAATGCCACCTCATAACGTTTTCCGGATCGTATACTCTCTCCTTCTGGTTCAATAGGCCCGCGGGTGTGCCGAAACGATTGTTCGTGTTCTTGTTGATCTGCCAAATTCCATTAAACCCTGTTTTCATAAGAAAATAGAGCACAGCAGCTTCCTTGGTTTTTGTTGAACCCTTGTAATGAAAGGCATGCCAGTCTCGGATCCTATAATAGAACTCTTTTCGGGCTGGCTTGCCGAGAGGCAGATACTGGTCTTGCAAAGCGTCGAGGTGAGATAGAAAAATCCCAACATCATTCTTAACAGAGTCATAAATTCTCATAATTGAATTATTAGAATCGTTCAGCACAAAGGTTGCGTCCGGATTCTTTTGGTAGGCCCAGACGAACATTGCGCCAGCACCCAAGAATGGTTCTACGTAGTGATCGAACGACTCCGGTAGATGATCTTTATATTTCTTGATCATCTTGGTTTTGCCGCCGGCCCACATGAAAAGTGGTTTCATTTAGTAGGCCGATTCGCCGTGGTGTTCGTGTGCGTTGTTCATGTCAACCAAGATAATGGCAGTCAAGCATACAACCACAGCAACAGCAACGACTGGAGTGATAGAGGAGCGAGGAGACTGGTGATGTGGCACCGGGCGGGGTCGTCGTGGGCCGGGGCGCCGGGCGCGCAGGTCAAGACCGGTAGCGTTCTCTGTTGCCGTTAGGCGCGAGGTAGGTTGAAAGTCTGCAGCCATGGCGGGTGCGCTGGTCATCAGCGTAAGCGCAAATGCGGTCATCAGTGTTCGGAACATGTTAAGCCTCCTTGTTTAGTGCTCATTGTATTAGACGTATGAGGTCTTCATTTTATTCATTGTTTATGAAAAAAAATATGAGACACCTGTAAACCCGTGCCTCCCTGCGGTATGCTTAGATCGGCCTATGCGACCAATTGCGGACTTTGTAGGTGCTGCTTCCAGCTATTTGGATTCCGTACCGAGCGCTCGACGAGTCGGCCGGTCTGGCTCCACAGAATATTATCTAGGGCCAAGTCAGACCAGCGGCGCTTGTACTCAGTCTCCCAACTGGAGTTATAGCGTGACTGGACCGCCCCAAGAACTTCCTTTCCGGACGTAAGCCAGATGGCTTTCATTTCAGATAGAGTATAATGGGTGGTGAACTTACGAGTAGAGGAATCGTACTCGTAGCATGCGCTGAGGAGAGAATGAACCAGCAGAGGCATCAAATCCTTGTGGAGACCATATTCTATTTGGAGGTTATTACGCCCGAATAGGTGAGTCTTGAAAGGTTGACGTTCTTGAACCCTCTTTTCGCTCTGCTTTTTTCCGACCGAGTTCTTTACAATAGCATAGTTCTCGACGTCTGAACCTAGAATGGTAACAGTGCTTTCTCGGATAAAGTCAGCTAGTGCAAGCACAGTGTCCACATGCTCAAATGTCGCTTGGAAATACGGAGCGAGAGTGACATCTTGAAATTTCTTCACCACACCCTCTCCCATCTTGGCGTATCCACTGATGTCGCCTAAGCTAGTGCCCTTAGGGCCGAAAGTGAGGGGCAGAAACCCAGATAACATTGAGATAAGAACCCACGAATAGGTCTCTTTCTTGCTCTGAAGTTCCTCTCCCATAGTATTTCTCTGGTTTTGGGCCCACCAAATATCCTTAGTCGAACAGTAGGTTATACTGCCCTTAAGTCCGTCGAACCCTCCTACAACGTTTAGCTCGCTAGTCTTCTGCTGCTTGCTGCGGTTGTTCACTGCCTGGGCAACGTTACGGATCTCTTCAATCGACCCGAAAGCTGAGCGCTCAGTAAGATACACCATAACATGTTGTCGCATATAAGAACTTTCGTCCCTCTCCCTTACTGCTTGATCAATCTGAGATATAGCATGTTGTCCGTCATAGTGACCAGTAATCCCGCTCTCTGAGCAAGTAAACGAGACATAGGACTTTCCATTCTCTTCCGAATAAGATAGAGAACCATCATCGATTATGGCATGGATTCCTCCACACTTAATGGCGAAGTTCGGATCAATTAAATAAGAAGCTTTAATACTCTTAGAGATCTTACTGGAGGAGTCTAGGTACCTTGGGTTACTTCCCTTTGGGATCTGTCCCAAGGGGTTCTCCATTGTGGGATCAACATACAGTGTGTATCTGTTGACTCCCGGCCTCATCTTTACTGGGCTCGGGTTTGTCCCGTCATATAACGGTAGCTTGATTGTTTTCATTTTGTTTCCTTTAGTTATATCGCGGCCATCGGCCAATAACTATCTTGGGTTGAATGAGACACCTGTAAACCCGTGCCTCCCTGCGGTATGTTTGGTTACAGGTTCTTGGTTTCTTGAACGTGTAGACGCGTCTCTTGTGCGATGGTTTTAACCTCTTGCATTACTTTTCGAACGCGAGTTCCTGCTGCGGAATTCCCGTCAGTATAAAACTTTGTATAGTCGGAGCGCGCAGTCTCCAGTAATTCGATTAGGTTGTCCAACGTGTCTGGTACGCCGGCGCTGATTGTTGCTGTCATTTTGTTTCCCTTGTCCTATTGGACTGTTGTTGACTCTTCTTCTTCTTTATCATCGTAAAAGTCGGAAGCATTTCCGACCCTCTTATCAAACTTATGAATTATTTCCTCATCCATGATTTCATATACTCTTGCGCGGAAGCTATCTTCTGCCAGACGCTCAACCCACTTAGTCGCTTGAAACTTCGGTCCCATAGCCTTACCAGCAGAGTCCAGAAGCGTATACCAAGCTCCAGAGCGCTGAAGACTATCAGAAGAGTTAATAGCATCAAATAGGCTTTCATCATCCTGAATACCAATTCTATCTCCCCACAGGATCTTAAAGTTGCATTGGCGGCCGGCCGTTCCGAAACGAGACTTCTCTATCTTCACCTTCACTTCTGAGCCGATCCTGAATCCTGACTCGTCTGTGATAAAGCTTGCTTTTGCTTTACGGCCTGTGAGCCAGATCCTAAGGCTATAAGCATAATGCATAGCCTTCCCGCCCGGAGTGACATACGGAGTAGTCATTGCCTCAGACGGGGATCTGGTAATATTTGTCTTTAGCTGGTTCAGTACCAGAAAAGTACACTTCTTGTTGGCGATAGGAACTGTCAGTTTTGACATTCCCTTTGCCAGAATCCGAGCCTTGACTGCCATCGAGGATAGCGGATTGAAGTCACCCTCGACATCAGAGATGGCGGGAGTAAGAGCTAGCGAGTCCCAGATAAAAAGCATTCTGTTGTCGTTTGAACCAAGTAGCTCCTCGATCGTCTCCAACACAAACTCTACTGAAGATGCTTGCACATATAGAAGACTGTCCAGATCGCAGCCTGCGCGACGAAGGAACGATGGATCGATTGCACTCTCGGAATCAAAGTAGATAACATCTTGGCCCATTTCTTGGGCGCATGCTGCAATCTGTGCTGCTAAGAAGCTCTTTCCTGTTGCCTCTAGTCCTGCGATCTCAATGATTTTACCCACCGGGATCCCTGCCAGTTTCCCTCGACAGGTGATAGAGTCAAGCCAGCGTGACCCAGTTGAGATCCAATCAGTTACCTGTGTTGGATTCTCTTCTGTTAGATTATGGGCGACAGACTGGCCAGCTTTCTTGTTGATCATATCTCTCATTTGAGAGATCGAAAGCTTCCCTGCGCCATTTGACTTTTTGGTTCTTGCCATGTTTTTATTTTCCTGCAACTAGTTAAAGGGTGAGACATCTGTAAGCCCATGCCTCCCTGCGGCACCATAGGTGAGCGACTATCCTTGCATTACCAAGTGTGTCTCATTCATCGCGTCCTCTGCCCAATTACGTGAGGGGGAACACCGTGAGTACTCGCTCGTTACCCTATGATTCATCCGCCCATAAGCTCGTTAAAAGCTGCATCCACTGTATCAGAGGTGCCAGGGGCGGCCGCTGTATTATAGTGAGTGCTATCGGCGGATGATGCCTCAGCAGAAGCATCGTTCGACAGGTAGTCGTCGAGCATTGCAGTAACGTCAGAAACGGTCTTGCGCTCGAAGATGTTGTCGAAATCTGGAATGTTCTCCAGAAGCTCTACACATCGCTCATCGCCACCAAGTGCTTCGTCGCATAGGGCTGACGAGCGTCGGCGAGGCTGAAGCTTCGTCTGTGGAAAGCTAGCCCCTGCAGGCTTGCCGTAAGTAAGGACGATATCGGTACCAGACCCGGGGTCTGTGATATCTCCATACTCGGGGTTTAGTACGAGTCCAAGAAGAGACTCATAAGCAGTCTTTCCATATCCCCATACACGGACACCCGATTCCTCTTCACCTCGAACCAAGACTGGGCTGAAGAAGCGCTGGCGAGCAAACAAGCCCTTTGCCATCTTCTTCGCTTCGCCATCGTCAGAAGCGGAACCGTCGCGCCACAATTGTG